TTATTGTATGCCTACCCGGTTGAACGTTAAAAAAAGTATCTTTTATTTGATATGCACTATTATTTAAAGAATAAGTAAATGGAGCAGTTCCACCATTAGCTTTAGCTTTGATAAAGTTGCCTTCAAACTCCTGAGCATAGCTTGTTGATGACATCAATAAAATGATAATTAGCTTTTTCATTGTAAAATTAATTTTATAATTAAAATAGGTAAAGCACCATAAATTGTGTAAAGTAAATCATTAATATCTGGTGTACCTTGATGGCTAAGATAATCCCAAACCTCTTTAGCAGTTCCAATGACTACCACTGGAAGCAATGCCCATATTGTTGGCATAAATAAAGACGCAATAATGTAAATGCACATCCCTGCAATAAAATGATATTGTTTATCTATTGGCATAATCTAATTGATTTTTAAACTATACGCAAAAAGGTATAATTTGAGCAAATTGCTATATTTTATACCCTTTCGCATATAATTCGTTTATACATAAAGTGTAGCCCATAATAAGTTAGCAACAGCCCCAATAAAAAAAAACATCCAAGATTGATTAATTTTAGGCATTACACCGACATTTCCTATGTCTCTTGGACCAACTGCATAATCTTTAAACCCAAAGATTAATCCTGATCCAATGAAAGCAGCAAGCATACCAGCAAACCCTTGAAACCAATATTGATTATCGGGAAAAAATACCGGATTAATAAACCCAGCAAGTAATGCCATACCAAATAAATTTTTAATCGTCTTCATCGTAGTTATTATTTTTATCGTTTAGAATATGTACCCAAAGTAAAGATATTATTATAACTATAACAAATTCTACTATTAAAGCTATCCACATAATGTATCGTTATTAAGTTCATCAGCTTTCTCAATAATCCATTGATTAATAGTTGCTTGCTGAAATGTAGCAGATATTAAAAGTGCATTAAATTGCTCAAATACTTCATCTAGAGATGAATCATCAGGCATTTCAACAGTTATAGTTATTCCGTAGTGTTTTAGTGATATTTGCATGATTTAAGGTTTATAATATTTGTCCATTGAATATTTAATACCGGCTTGAAAAAAATGTAAAAAAGTCATATTGCTTACTTTAAAATGTATTAAAAAAGCTTCTGTATCTTTTAATTTTGGTTTAGCATCGTAAAGCTCACATGATATAATTTCTACTCCTGCATCTTTAAGATATTTGTATCTATCTTCAGAAATGATAATACTACTAGTAAATTCTCCAAAGTAATTTATTTCGGTTGACATTGTTTTTTTATTTAATGATGATAAATTATTTAAAATATGCGTTGACTGGTCGCATCCCCAGTATAAGTTAAAACGGCACATCAAAGTCATCTTGTTTGCTGTTTGCAAACTTAGATTTAACCATTGCTTCGAGATGCTCCATCATGTCGGAATCATCCCAAACATCAACACCTTTAACTTTGATTTTTTTCATTGATGGTAAGCCATTAGGATTATCTTTTGTGTAGGCCCATTTGATAGCTTTACCATCTTGTTTGATAAACATTGTAGTCTTAATTTTACCATCTGTAGTCTCAGATTTAGGCATTAATTCTACATCTTTAGACAGGTCAACGTTTGGCAACGTCTTTAAAAATGCAGATGCGTAACCACTAGAATACTTCATTTGCAAAAATGCTTTGGTGTCCCCATCTTCAATGGTTACGTTCCATTCTTTGCCGTAGTCAGTCTGCCTGGTCTGAATGTCGGTAATTTTACCACTCCAACCATGATACTGCTCTTCATGAATAAGCTTACCGTCTTTTGTTTGTCTCTCTTTTGATGTCGCTGTGGGAGATTGCACACGTCTGCATATTTTACCATCAGCAATGGTAAGGTAGATAGCAGAATTTTTAATTATTGATCCCATTGGTTAATTGTGATAGTAAGGTATCAGCTTTTAAAATAATTGATGTCTAATTGTTTTTTCTAAAAATATTTGTTTTGTATTGTAATCTATTTCAGTAACAATATAAAAATGATTATAATAAATTATAACTGCACCAATAAATAAAGTTACATTTTCAGGTAAAATTTCATAATTAGCACCACTATCATCTATAAATAATAAACCAAAATTTTTTAGAGGTATAAGATTATCAGATGTTTTATAAGCTATTTTTTCTTTTGTAGTTTGCATTTTATTACAATTTATGTGTTAATGAATAAGTTTTAATTTTAGGTTTCATGTCGCTGTTTTGAGCATCCCATAAAAGCTTAGTTGCGTTAAATAGTTTTAAGTCATTTGCACGCTCACTATCTTCTCTTACTATCAACTGCCAACCTGGTCCCTGAATGGCACCATTTTTACCAGCTGTACGTGTTTTAGCATTTAGCCAAAGTATTGCGACATGGTCGATAACATTAATAGACTTGTAAGCCTCTTTTATCAGCTCATTATAAGCCGCTAATTGTAGCCAGTAATGGTCGTAGATAGTATTTGATGTCTTGATGTCGATAAGGTAAGTTTTGCCGTTTATATTGACAATACGGTCAACTGTTCCAGCATAGCATAACTGCTCAGAAATAAAGTTTATTTCGCTAAACATTATCTCCTGTTCTACTTGTTGCCTGTACTCAACATATCGCTCAAACATAGTCCACTCAGACATTTTAAAATTGATGTTTCCTCCGTTATCTAATAAGTTAATCTCTTCACCTGCATCGTAACGCTCGGTAAGGCTATGAACGATAGATCCGCGTCTGCCGGCCTCATCTCTTATTGTATCTGCTTCCTCACCAACTTGTTTTAGCCAACTAAAGAAATGTGCATCTTTTGGATAAGCTTGTAGAATGGTTGTAACTGATGGGATAAATGCTCCCGATTCTGATGTATAAAATCTGTTGTCTGTAAACGTAATTTGTTTTTGATTAGTATCGATAAAGTAATTGCTCATAAATTTTTATATTAGGGTTTTTTTGGTTTAATAATCTTTCTTGTTTTTGTTGTTTTATAATCAGCTCGATTAAAAAACTCCACTTTTTTTTGGTGTTCAATATCTTCCTTTGATTTGAATAATTTGTCATACAATTTCTTTAATTGTTTTACCATATATAATTTGTTAGATTATGATTTAATCTTAAAATAAGCTTGTCAATAGCTTTTGTAAAATCAACACAAGTACAAATAATAAAATCGTAAATGTCCTGCTCTTTATATTCACGCTCCATTTCATCCCAGTAGTTGTCAAATGTCAAATGGTAAGATTTAGTAACTAATGTACCTGTACTCATATCTTGAGCCTCAAAGTATAGACGGTCATGTCTAAGTAAGTATTGAATAAAAGAATAAATAGGAATTGTAAGTGTATTGTCAATGTAAGTATTATCATGTATTTGTACAATGATAGTATCATGTCTTAAAATAAAGTCATGAATTTGGAATAGTCTCTTTTTTGGCATTTTTTTTGATTTTAAATAATGAATAATCTTGTAAAATGTTTTTTGCCGCTGATGGGCCACCAAGTAAACTTATCTGATCATCTGATAGATAGATTAAAACGGGTTTCTTTTTTTGATTGTCTGGAATAGGCTTACGCCCTCGTTTTTTTGTTTCTGTTTGCATAAAATTAAAGTTGGTTAAAAATTGAATCGCCAAGTAAGGCAATGATAATAATGATTGTTACGGTAATTGTGTCTTTAGTTGATTGCTTCATTTTTTTTGGTTTAGAATTCAAATGTAAAATTACTTTTTTAATTCACCAAATATTTATGTAATATTTTTTATTTTTTTTATTATATCCTAAATGTCAGCGCAAAACTGACGTATTAGATATAAAAAAACCTCCAGTGTAGAAACACCGGAGGAAATGAAAAATTACAAACCGTACCCTTTTTGAGGATGGCTCTAATGTAGAAACATTAAGCCGTTATTTACTAAACTAAAAAAAACTATAATTTAAAATATAACTCAGCTTCTGCAGTTCTGCGCCTGGTGAGTCCTTTAAGTTCTATTAATTCGCCACCAACCCTAGCTTTGTTCCATCTCATAAACTCAAGCTTAATTGCAGGATCATTAGGATTGGCTAATATTTTTTTTCTAAGTGTTGAGTTTGCAAATGCTCCAATCCCAAGATTGTAAATAAATGATAAGCATGAGTCAAATTGATTTTGATTTAAATTTAAACCATACAAAGCATTGGATTTATTTTTTAATTCCCACATAAGCATTGCTTCTGCCTGGTCTTCATTTATGGTATCACCTAATTTAACTTTTTTGCCATCAGTATACATTGTACTTCCCCATCCAATGGTTGGTACATTTGCCGGACATAAATAAGCTTTAGCTTTATATCCTTCAAACATTTTTATCAAGTTTATGCAGTTTTTTGATGCTATCATTTTTTTAATTGTATTATGTTACCCATTAACGTTAATAAAAATGCTATTATAAGCCACATTATCCAACGATTTTTTGCTGTTACTTTATTTTCAAGCTTTCTGTTTTTTTCGTTTATTTCGTTTAGTTTATTATTTAATTCAGTAACGGTAAACTCACATGATCTGATTGCAGCACTATCTTTAATGACTTTTGTAATTGTATTTGTTTTATATTCTGTAGCTACAATTGTAGGACCAGTAACAAATTTAGTTTTGTTATGTGTTAGCCAAATTGTATCAATATTACCCGGCTCATATCCTGGACATTGCAGTTCAACAAAATCATACTCAATCTTAGTTACGGTATCTATTTTACTTGTCACACATGGAAAAGTATCCTTACAAAAGTTAGCCAATAATTCAGGATGCTTTTTATTTAATTTGTCAAGTTTTTCGCTTGGATTACATGACCAGGTCGTCACTGCTATCAGCAGTAGTATCAAATATTTCATTGTAAATGTTATTTATAGATTCGCTAATTATGGCTATTGCTTGGTATTGTATTGTATTTATAACCTCTTTTTGCTCTTCATTCATAAGTCCAGT